ACAATGGTTAAAAAGGATTGTTTGAAATGAATGAAGAAATGGTGAAACTCGTTAATGAGCTAAACAAGAGTAAAAACGAGTTCGATATAGCAACAACATGCGTCGCACAGGCATTGCAATCTATGTGTGAGCGTCTGGACAGGGTGGAATTATGGATAATAGAAAGCCAAAAAAATCTGGCAAAGTAGACAAAGACCCTTATGACCGCCGGGGCGAGAAAGTTACGGATAAGGCTTTCAAGTCGGTTGAGAGGGGTGTAAAACCTGTTGCAAAGGACACCAATAAGACGCGAAGGAAGACAACACGAGCTCGCATAGTTGGTGAAACTGTTAAAACTGAAAAGCCGAAATCAAATCTTAAAAAAGATATGAAAAAGCCAATCAGTACGAAATATTAAGGGATTATTATGAGTTTATTAAGTTTATTTGTGGGAAAACATTTGGTGCCGGCGCTTGAGTCTGCTTTCATTGCTCACGAACCGGAAGCACAGCAACTATTTTTATCCGAAACAACTGAATTGGCTAATCATTTGGTAACGTGGATTAATACAAAGGTGAAATCTGTTCCACCTGTACTTATTTCACAAGCTCATGGTTCAATGGAGTAAGCATTGTGACTGACAAATGGATAAAGGGCGCAATTAAACACCCGGGTAAGTTGCACAGAGAACTCGGAGTGCCAAAGGGCAAGAAAATTCCTGCAAAAAAGCTGGAAAAAGCGGAGCATAGTAAAAATACTACTCTAAGACGCGAAGCCAATCTTGCGGAAACTTTAAAAAAATTGCATAAGTAGTATACTTGGTAAATCATTATAATAAGGACATTAAAATGAAAGAGCATAAATCAAGACATGGCATGATAGATAACCGTATGGTACATGACAATCATCAACAAGGTATTGAGCGCGTAAAGCAAAAGCGTACTGAATATAATCCCAAAGACTGTGAAGGACATCATGGTAAAATGGGCGTTCATCATGGTAAAGAATCACATTTTAGCCGTCGTGGCGATTCTTTGACTCCAAGGAAAGCATGATAGAAAGAAATAAATTAAATTGTAAATGCTCAACTTGTCTTTATAAGACGCGACGTCGTCTTTATGAGCGTTACAAAAAGGATGAAAAACAATTAATAATAAAGGATTATTATAATGGCTCTTATATATCAATTTCCAACGCCTATTCCGGTGACGAATGGAAATTATCCCCAATTTAAATTTGCAGTATTCGGGGATAATCTGACAACTGTGACAACAGCAGGTTATTTGAATTCATCCAGTATTGAAGCTGGAATCCCATTATCAAATGCTGATATCATAATGGCTCTTTATAGTTTTAGCCAAACGACTACGACTGGTAGTTTCGGTATTTTTACTGTTAATATTTCCACCAGTACAGGTCAAGTAACTTTGACGGCATGGGGTAATCCAGGTGATGTAGTATTGCCGACAACCGCAAACTATCTTGCTCACTTTACGAATACATCAGGAACTTTATCATCAGCTGCTGATAATGTTACGAATCCCGGTAACATAGCCGCAGGTTTGTCAGGCACTCCTGGTACTTTAACTTCATTCCCAGGAACCGCAAGCAAAGGCTCGCTGATACTCGCAGCAGTAGCTAATACAGGTAATACAGCCACCACAATTAGTAATGCAGCAATGGGCCAAGCATCGGTAATTAGTATTCCAGACCCTGGTGCTGCCACAGCTGACTTCGCAATTGCTGCTGCGGCGTTAGTTAATGGCAATTTGATTCAGGCGTCAGGCACTGCGGGACTTGTAGCAGATTCAGGTTTAGCGACAACCAATGTGGTTTCAAAAATTGCCGCAAACGTTTTCACAGGGGCCGGTCAAATCACCTTGGCAAAAGCCAATGGAACTGAGGCTGCAAATGCAGTTACTGCTAGCGGAAATGCTGGTGTAATCACAACTTCTGCTTTAACAACAGCGGGAGGAGCGGCCTATGCCATTACATGGACAAATACTCTCATTACAACATCGTCTGTGATATTATTGACGATAATGGGTGGAACGAACACTACCGAAAATATTACCCTCAAAGCAACAGCAGGGTCAGGAACAAGTACCTTGACTATTTATAATAATACAGCTGCGACAGCCTTGAATGGTACTATTTTAATCGGTTATACGGTGCTCTAGTTGTAAAAGGAGGCACGGTTTTCACCTTCCTTTCCGTGCCTCTTTCCTATTCTTTTGAAATGAGATTTTCTCTAAACCAGTCTTGGACTTCTTTTTCTTTGTAATAAACTCTGCCGCATAGTTTGTGATATTTAAGATTAAGACCTTCATGTCTTGCTCGTCTAAACCAGTGAACTGATAAACCGTATTGTGAGGAAAGTTCTTTTTCACCAAAATATTTCACACCATCGATTGTTAACATAATGATCCTTATTATGTATTGTTATGCATATCAATGCAAGTTTACTTAATTATCATATTTCAAGCGCAAGCTTATTTAAATATCATATAGTCTAGCATCTTTATGCGTTATTAATATTGATTAATAACACTTAATACATCTTATTGAGCAAATCCAGCAATATGACTAAATTCAGTTTGTGGCCACGTTTTTCTATATGGTGCCAAGGATGGCAATTGGCTTGCCGGGACTCATACGTTACATGAGGAAAGTTTTATAGCGTGATGGCGTAATAATCCGAAACTTGAACGTAAGTCAAGGTATTACCGTAGCGGGGCAATAGCTGGAAGGAAAATGTATGGATAATAGCGTTATGGATACGTCTGATAATAATCAGATCCAGGCTGAGCCGCCAATTCAGGCAACTGAAAAGATGGTTCCACAGTCACAAGTCAATGAGATTGTTGGCAATGCTAAAAGGGAAGCCGCTGAACGTGCCGTCGAAGCATTCAAAAGACAGCAAGTGCAAGCGCCATCTGAGCAGCCACAAAATTCTCAGCGCAATATGTCAGATGATGATATCGCGCGCGTTACTGACGACAGGATAAAACAGCACTTTACCAAGATTGAGCAGGAAGCTCAGGACAGGGCAAATGTGGATGCGGCTAACCGAATCGTCGGTATGTTTCGTGACAAAGTGCAAGCTGGAAAAGAAAAGTTTGATGACTTTGAGACCGTGACCAGTAATGTTGCAATGCAATATTATCCTAACGTTGTACAGCTTCTAGCCGAACACGTTGATAATGCCGCAGACGTTCTGTATCACCTGGCTCATAACAGGGACAAGCTTTATAGGCTTGAATCCTTGAGTTCCCATAATGCCTCTGACGGCATTTTCGAGATCAAAAGATTGGCTAATTCTATCAAGTCAAACGATGAAGGCTCGAATGTTAAAAATGCCAAAGAACCGTTATCCCAACAGAAGCCTTCCAATACCGGAACGGATTCGGGAGCTACTCTTTCTATGGCTGATTTAAAAAGAAAATATCGGGCATAAAAATCCCTGAATCCTAACTTATGGACAAGTTAGGAGTAATTAAAATGGCAGTTTTTCCCACAAATATTTTGCAACAGGTGCAAACCTACCAACGCTCTGGTTTGGCACTATTACAGAACTTATGTTGTCATATCAGTACATTTAACACAAAATTTAAAGACTTTGATAAGATTCAAGCCAACCTTGGTTCTGTTGTAACCTTTGACTTGCCCCCACGATTTACGACTACTGCGGGCCTTGTGGCAGCATTCCAGCCAGCCGTTCAACGTGTTCAGTCACTAGCTTGCGACCAAGCGAATAACACGTCATTTGCTGTTACCTCACAACAACGTATCTTCAACTTGGAAAAAGGCGAAGAGGATTATATGCGTGTGTTTGGTAAGTCCGCAATTGCAGAACTGGCAGCTCTTGTGGAAGGCAATATTGCCCTGAACTGGGATTCGGGTGTTGTCAGCCAATTAGATGGAACAACCAACGTTTTCTCCGGCCCATATCGCTTCTATGGCAACGGTTCGACCGCAATCAGTTCTTATCAGCAGCTGGCACAAGCCATTATGTTCTTCAAGAACTACGGCTCTGTAGCAGAAGGAATCAAGGTTTACTTGCCTGATACTGTAGTTCCCAGTGTAGTCGGTAATGGACTGAACCAATTCGTTCCACATCGTAATGATGAAATTGCAATGAGCTGGGAAGTAGGGGATTTTGGTACACCTTTGGTAAGTTATTACCAATCAAACTTAATGCCTATCCACGTTTCAGGTGATACTGGCGTTAATCAACAAACCCTGACTGTTGTTTCAACTAATGATCCAACTGGTCAAAACGTTACTCAAATCACGTTTAGTGGAGCAACTGCAAGTGATGCCAACGCAGTATTTGCCGGCGACTTATTCCAATTCCAGGATGGTGTAAGCGGTCAGCCAAATATGCGTTACCTGACTTTCATCGGTCATTTCCCCTCAGCAAATCCAGTCCAATTCCGGGCTGTCGCAAATGCGGCTTCAAATGCCAGCGGTAACGTTACCATCACATTTACCCCTGCACTGAACTGGGCTGGTGGTCAGAACCAAAACCTTAACAACCCTGTTGTTGCTGGTATGCAAGTTCTGGGTCTTCCTTCCCACCGTTGCGGTGGTATTTTGGGTGGAGATGCAGCATATCTAGCTATGCCTCAATTACCTGAACAAAGTCCGTATCCGACTGCTAATGAATATGACGATACCACAGGTGCTTCCATGCGATTAACCTACGGTTCTCTGTTCGGTCAAAACCAGACAGGTATGATTTATGATGAAACACATGGTTCTGTAATTGTTCCTGAATACGCCATGCGCTATATCATTCCACTTTCACAGGGTTAATTGGTATTACCCGTCTATGTTAGGCGGGTAATAAATCAATCATTAATTGAGGATATAAAAATGGCTATTCCACAAATCCAAAATGAAACAATTTATGCTTTACCACGGTTATATACATCTGGACTCCAATTATCTGCCGCAACTCCAACTGCTGCAACCGTAGTTTGTGTGGCTCCTGGCGCCGCTCGTGATTCCACCAATAGCATTGACATGGTTGTTGGCTTACAGAATTATTTTGGTATAGATAATCCTGCGCAATTATTCAATGGTTATCAGCCAGGACTTTTTATCAATTCTGCAGTAAATGGAGTTAATGGCCTAGATACTGGAACAATCGCTGCAAGTACACAATATGCTATTTATTTGATTGGTGATTCACGCAATTATAATAACACGGCAGCTATATTGAGCTTGACCAGCAATCAAGCCCCTATCCTTCCATCAGGTTATGATTCATTCAGACTTATTGGATTCTGGGCAACAGACGGATCCAGTCACTTTGTTTATGCAACAAATAAGCCTCAGAACATCGCTGGCCTTTTAACTTATTTCAATAGCCCAGGAGTTGCTGTCCTGACAGGTGGTACAGCTACATCGTTCACAGCGATTGACTTGACTACCGGAAGTGCTGTCCCAACTACAACCTTACAAAACATAATTGTTACTTTTCTTGTAACCTTTACGCCTGTAGCAGCAGGGGATACTGTCCAATTTAGACCCACTGGATCAACTGCAACAGGAAACCTGCCAACAATTACAGGTGTGACTGCTGGTATTGCTCAGAGTCAGTATATTCAAGTTATCGCGGGTGTTGGTTCATCCAAACCAGAAATTGATTATAGAGTCACATCAAGTTCAGACGCCGTAACTGTAACTGTAGTGGAATGGGCTGGTGTTTCAAATAGTGCATATCCTGCACTGGTGTAATCTCACAGGGAGTGAGTAACATGGCTTATACAGCAGAAAAATTGATTACTCGCTCCTGGTTTCTTTCAGGAATTGTGGCAAGGAATTTACAAGTAGCAACAGGCGATCAAATTTATGACGGCTTGGATATGCTCAACGATTTGCTCAATTTCAAACAAATTGAAACTGACTTAATCCCTTATTGGCAATATATTACCTTCAATGCGGTACCTCAGCAGGAATACTATTTTCTGCCAAATGTGGCATCAATTGAATCATCAACCTTCAACATCAATGTTGTGCGCTACCCCATGGTGCAAACGAGTAGAACAAACTATTTCGGCTCATCACGAGTTGATAATATTTATACGTTGCCATTTTCATGGAATCTTGAGCGTGGTGTAGGTGGTGGTACATACGGAATGTATTTCATACCGGATCAGCCATATCCCATCAAGATGAAGGCTAAAATATTCCTGGTTGATGTTAGCCTGACCACTGATTTACAGGACGTGACGGCTTCTTTCACCAATCCATATGCAGTCCCGAATTATACGCCTTATACATTTATTAATAATGGCATTCAGGGCTATGACACATCATATATCGAATATTTGAGATATGCGCTGGCACGATATATGTGTTCCGAGTATGGAATTATCTTCAATCCAGAGTCTGAAAAAATATTCCAGTCAATGACGCGCAAGCTTATGTATATGGATCCACCTGATTTAAGTGGAAAGAAATTGTCCATTCTGTATGCTGATAGCAACCCCGGATATAATTTTGGGGACGTCAACATTGGGCACGGCTGGAGGCCATAGTTGACGTCCATATAAAAATAAATTATTATTGCCCCTGTTTTAACTAAAGAGGTAATAAAATGTCAAAAATAGTAAAGATATGTAAGGTTCATGGTGATTTAAATATTGAACAGACTAGAAAAGATGGTCATCTTTATAGATGTAAGGCTTGCAGAATTGCATCAAATAAAATTTCATACGATGCAAATAGGGAAAAGAGAATAGAATTATCTACAAAATGGAAATTAGAGAATCGTGAGCGTGCAAATGCATGGGGTCGAGCTGATAGGTTGAAAAATCCAGAAAAATATAGAGAAAATGAAAAAAAATATAAAAAACGGAATTGGGCGAAACTAAGCGTTAATGAGTCATTGAGAAAACTGGGATTAACAAACGAACAATTTATTTTGATGAATGAGAAACAAAATAAAAAATGCGCTATTTGCAAAAATGAAGAAACAAGAATAGGACGCGGTGGAGAAATTGCTAGGTTAGCCATTGACCATTGTCATAAATCAGGAAAGATTAGAGCATTATTATGTCATTATTGTAATATTGCACTTGGAAGTTTTAAAGACAATATCGAATTGCTCCAATCAGCAATAAGATATTTAAAAGAACATAGCAATATAGAATAACAATTTAACCAAGGACGGTTAACTGAATGATAACCCGTGGACAGAATTTTAAAGAATTTCCACTGAACATTGTAGGTTCTAGCACTTTTGGAAGATATCCAAAAATAAGTGTTGAGAAAACATACAATATGTTTATGTCCGATGAGTTCATGGTGCCCTATGCGGGTTACATTATCGCTATTCCATCCTCTCAATTCGGAAATGCAAAAGAAGGGCGTGCAATCTTTACCAGTACCAAATTCAATGCAATTGTCATTGTAGTTGGTGCAAATGTTTATCTTGTGAATATTACCTTTAATCAGGCATTAGAAAAGGTAACTTTTTACTCCGTGGCAAAAATCGGTAGTTTGCAGACTCAATCAGGTGTTGTCTATATTGCTGAAAACAATAAGCCTCAAATCGGTATATCAGACGGAACTGCATTCTATATATATGATCCAGCCCTTTCGCCGGTGTTTCAGACCATTGCAATAGACTTTGTACCGGGATATCTGACGTTCCATGATACATATTTTATAATGCCAGCCTTTGGAACGCCGAGTTGGCGCCTTTCTGCAAATAATGATGGAACTTCATGGCCCAATGACCGTAACCATGTTGGCACGCTTCAAACCAAGCCTGACAACGTACAAGCAGTTGTTCGTTTCCCATCAAAAGGTAATATGATTTTCGTTATGGGAAGTATTGTGACGGAAGCCTGGTTCGATACTGGTGCCCAACTTTTCCCGTATCAACGTAATAATCAGTTCAATATCGATTATGGCTGTCTATCCCCGGCCACAGTGGCATACATGGATGAATTCGTTGTATGGCTTGCCCAGAACGAAAAGTCAGGCCCAATCATTATGTACTCAGACGGTGGCATGCCTAAGAAAATAACCACAGACGGCATCGATTATCTTTTTTCCACCCTGCAAAACCCACAAATTTCACAGGGTTTTCTTTACAGGCAAGATGGGCATCTCTTTTATCAAATCAACTTTTACAGTGATAATCTCTCTCTATTCTACGATTTCAATACAGAAAAATTTTATCATTCCTCAGATCAGAATCTGAATTATTTCATTGCCGCAGAGGTAGCGTTTTTTAACAATCAGTATTATTTCGTTACCAAAAACAATGGAAACATGTTTGCTTTTGATACCCAATTTACAGTTTATCAGGATGTCGATAATAATGGTGATGTCATTAATAATGAAATACCACGCATTCGTATTTGCAAGAATATAAGAAGTCCGGGTCAAGATTATTTTATTCTGAATGATATTGGTTTCACCATTGAATCAGGCGAAACAGACTACCAGCAGCAGGACTTAGGCGGCATTACTCTTATCACACAGGATGGAAAGCAACTCATAACCCAGGGTGGTTTTCTAGGCTTTGTCGCTCAGGACGGGACGCCATTGGTTTCACAGGATGGGATATTATTTGTCAGCCAGCAAAATTCAATGGGCGGCGTTGTAAATCTCATAGCGCAGCAAGACGCTAATACAGGATTTACAAACTTATCCTTACCGCACGTTGATTTATCTATCTCACAAGACGGTGGGGCTACGTTCGGAAATGAATGGGCATATTACCTGCCACCTGTTGGAGTTCGTAAAAATCGTCTTATGTGGTGGCAGGGTGGTATTGCGAACGATCTTGTGCCTCAGTTTAAATTTTGGGGGATGGGTCGTTTTGTCATCACGGATGGTGTAGCAAATTTAAGGGCATAAAATGGCATTACCTATACAGAATCCACAATCTATTTTCCCAGACCTTCCAAGGGAAACACCAGTTTTAACAAAAGATGGTGATTTTGCGCCTCTATGGAGTCTGGGTTTATCTTCCTTATTCCAGGCATTGCAAGAGAATTTTAAGAATGAAGGAATTGTTTTTCCCAATTTAAGTGCTGTCAATATTGCTGACATTCAATCTCTTTATACGCCATTTATAGGAATGCCGTTGCCCGATACCTTTCCTGATATAAGCGGTCAAACTGTATTCGATACGACCAATCGAGTATCAAAACAGTTTGTTATCACGTATGATGGGGCTACGCCTCCAAACATTGTGACGGCGCAATGGAGACAATTTGTTTATTTATGATTCAAGGATGAATTATGAGCTGGTTTTCACATTTATTCGGTGGTGGCAATAAGAACCCCGCAGATGCGGCAATGCCGTATTTAAATCAAATACCTGGTCAAACCCAGCAGTATCAGCAGCCATTTTTTGATGCTGGCAAGAACGCTATCAAGCCATTAGAAGAACAATATGGCCAGCTGTTGAATGATCCTGGTGCCAAAATGAATAAGATGGGGGAATCTTTTCAACAGTCCCCAGGCTTCCAATTTGCCATGCAACAGGCATTAGAGGCCGCTAATCACGCGTCAGCCGCCGGTGGTATGGCTGGAACTCCTCAGAGCCAATATGAGCAAATGCAACTTGCTACGCAGCTCGGTAATCAGGACTATAATAAATGGATGGAAAACACACTCGGCCTATATGGCAAGGGCTTATCGGGTGAGGAAGGAATGGCAACCCGTGGCCAACAGGCAGGGCAAAGCATGGCTGATATGATAGCTCAGGTTTTGGCCCAGCAAGCGAATGTGGCATTTCAGGGTCAATCACAAAAGAATGAAAATAATAATGGACTGTGGGGCGGCCTCCGACAAATGGGTGGTGCAGCATTGGGTGGGTTCACAGGTGGCCCAATGGGTGCATTTGCTGGCTGGAACGCAATGAAATAAGGATATACGATGACTTTTTCGTTTACAAATTATGCAGCCATTAAACCACAGCGTTCACCTTTCAGGGATATTGTAAGCGATATACTTGGTGGTTATAGTGGTGCGGTCAATGCAAAATATCTACCCAGAGAAAAAGAAGCTGATATTTTCCACAAGCAAATTTCGCCACTGGCTATGCTCGCAAGCAGTCCTTACTTTTCCTCTTTGCATCCGGCGCAGCAACAACAAATGGCTCAATATATAAGTCAAATGCTAAGTAGACAGGGAATCGGTGAAGGCGGTCAACAAGGTTCCGGCATGGGTTCTGGCATGATGTCAGGAGGCGGTGGGCAGCAAGGTGCTTCCCCGGGCATGTCTGGCGGCATGGGTGGTCAGAGTATGGGCGGTCAAGGTCAATCCGCGCCTCAAGGTGATATGGACGAAAACGGTGATCCATTGATTCCCGGAAATCCGGGCGAGCATTTTACCAGCAAGTTTGGCGAATCTTCTTATACACCCGGTACCGCTCACCGCGGGAAAGGTGGAGAAGCCATATATACCCCGACAGGAAGCAATGTTCAAAAGGGACTCGATGTTTTAAGAGAAACAAAAGGGTTTACCAATTTATTTAATGAATATCGTTCTGCAGCTTCAGAAGTTGCCAAAGCTGGCCCCTTAAAGCAGGATTTATCAGTAGTTGCTGGAAATCTTGAAAAAGTTGGCAATCCTGTTACAAGTAAAATTTCTGAATTTCTTGGTGGTGGGAAAGTTGCTGATGCTTATGCCAAAATGAAATCCACTGGTGCAAAAATGGCTCCAGCTTTAAAATCTATTGGTTTTCATGACGCAGAAATAAATGATATGTTCACGATACATCCAGGTGAATCAGGAAAGAATTTTGAAGACAGAATGGATAAAACACTGCCTGTAATCCTTCGAAAAATTAAAGAGCATCAGCGAAGCCTTAATCAGGGCGTTAATGTAAGTAAAAATTCGGAAGGAACAACTCAGCCTGAAATGCTGTTAATCGGCCCGGATGGGTCACAGGGTTTCGTGTCAGCTGATAAGGCCATGGAACTTATACGATCTGGACAGTTTAAGGAGGCAGGGCAGTGACAGCCGGAAAATTTGACTGGTCAACAGTTGGGGGACGCGCTGCAAATCAGCCACAAGCCCAACAGCAATCACAAGGAAATGCTTTTGACTGGTCAAGCGTTGGTGGTAGACCTGCGGAAAAAAAAGCAGCCAAATCTGAACGCCCAAAGAAAGCAGCCCAACAAAGCGAATCAGAGTATCTGGAACAGGTCAAAAAAACTCATCCGCTGATATATAAGCTCGCTGAAAAGCTCCAGGGCAACCCAAATATACAAAAAGCTGCCGACATAGCCGGTCACTTTAATAATGCCGTGGAAGGTACAGGCTTGCCATCAGCTGCCCGCGGGTTAATCCATCCCAATATTGAAATTGGCCGTGGAATTGCAAATTTAATTCCCGGGGTAAAAATTCCAAAGCAGGAATTACCAAAACTTAATATCAATCCATATGTCGGTGAGACAATGGAAGATATCGGTTCAATGGGGAACATTACCCCGCATATAGGTGCGCCACTGACCAAAGGATATCAAGCTGTTAAAAAGGGTATCGATAAAATCCCATATGCTAAAAAATTACCAGAAATCGTGCGTAACCTGATAGCTGGTGGTGCTACTGGTGCCGCTATATCCCCTGATAATAGATCCCTTGGTGCTGGCCTTGGTACAGGTGCGGAATTAGTACCAGCAGCCTGGCAAGGTGGTAAAAATTTACTGGGAAAATATAATGTAAAAGGCAAAGAAGCGGCATATTTAAAATCTGTCATTGAACATCAAATGCAGGAAGCCGAACATGAAAAGCTGAAAAATCTTGCATCACATAAATTTGATTCAAGTAATCCTGAGTCATTGATGCTAGGTGCAGAAGACAAAGCCAAACAACTGGCACAAGCGGAAGCATTCAAAAAGCATCATATCGGTCAAGAGAAAATGCTACCTGGCCAGCAATTGATACCCGAAGCTGAACACGCCGTTAAAAACGTTAATGACGTCATCAGGCATACGCTAGGTGAAGGCGAACCCAATATACAAAAGCTGTCAGACCGAGTTGTGGAAGCCATTGAAGGCACGCCGACAACTGAACCCCATCCAAAGACAGGATTGCCACGACAAGTTCGTGTCGGAGGCTTGCGTGAAGAAATCGGTTCACAATACGATAAACTCGGTGATAGTTTGCCTGACATCGAAATCAAAGGTACGCCGGATATGGCTGCCGTTGAAAAAGAAATGAAACAGTATTTTGGTAAAAATTCGAATCTTACAGACGAACAGAAAGAAAACTTTAAAAAAGCATTCGCCGCTTCTCATCCATCATCCAAGACCCGGACTATCAATGGCCCGGCTTTCTTCAAGTCATATCGTGCCTTAAGGCAAATGGAAAGCGCACAAAGACACAAGGCTTTCGGTTTACCCATACAAGCGCATGATGAATGGATTGCAAAAGCTAATCAGACCAAACATACCTATGAAGACATGGAAAAGCTCATCGGTGAACATTTCCCCAAAGATACCTTGGAACGCCTTCATAAAATCAATCATGAATACAGTACGAAAGTCGCGCCATTACATGATAATCCTGTTTATCAAAGCATGTTAAAGCATGGTAAATATGATTCCAATGCTATTAAAGCACTTTCAGGAACCACGAAAGGTAATGATATTTTAAGGAATATAATCACATCTGATCCTGAATTATCTAAAATGATTGTAGGGCATTCATTTGCTAGCGAACCTGAAAAGCTATTGAAGCCGAATAAATTATTGGAACCCTATATCAAGGCAAATCCTGAATTACAGCGTTTACTGGGATTCCAGAAAGAAGCACAACAGCAAATGGAAACAGCGCAGCAGACCGCAGCATTACATAAAAATATCGAAAAGATTCCCAAATTGACGCAGGAGATTAGGGAACAGAAATCGCTAGCTAAAAAACTTTTGCTTGAATCAGATGTGAAAGACATCACCAAAGCAGAAGCTCAACAAAAAAAACATGAATATGATAAAGCACAAAAAAAATTGCGAACACTGACAAATCGATTAATAAGCTTGGCAATGGCAACAGGTACAATCGGATATTTGGGTAAAAAAATCAGTGAATGATTTTATTTTCACCAAAAAATGATTATACTATCTCTTTTATAGACAGAGAGATAAATTATGGGCATTTGTATCGCAGTATTTATTTTGGGTTATGCTTTATCCGAACTACTTAATTCGGATATATAAAATGAAACATGAGGAAAGAATTGTAGACTATCCAAAAAGCTTGGAAACTCGTGTAGCATTGGTTGAAATGGCTATTGTTAATATAAGTCAATCTCTTATTAGAATGGAAAATAAATTCGATAAGCTTTCAGATAAGGTTGACCAAGGGTTTTCAGATATTAACAAAGAATTCGTTTCAGTTAGAAAGGAAATGAAATCTGATTTCAGATGGATTCTGGCAACGATTGCCGGAGTTATAGGCGTAATGGCACACGGATTTCACTGGTTTTAAAAGATTTAAAACATACAGCAAAAGGATTTTGCTATGCCGATCAATCCAAAGCTGCTTATTGCAGCGCCGATGCTACAGGACAGCTTTGTTGACAAAGACGGCTCCCCTATGGCTGGCGGTATCATAACCTGTTATCAGGACAACAGCCGAACGACATTAAAAAACTGGTATTACCAATCATCGAACTTTGCTGATGCGGAAGGTAATTATACCTTTTCCAGACTTCCAAATCCTTTGACATTAAGTTCTGCCGGGACTATTTGTGATTCCAATGGCGTAGACACCATTCCATTTTTCTATCCCTATAGTGAGCTGGATGAAACCGTTTCGCAGCCTTATTACATCACCATTGTAAATCATGCTCAAACCAATCAAATAACGCGGCCTAATTTCCCATACAATGTGATAGCCAACAGTGTTACAAGTAATGCGCTGTCCGTAGATAATTACATTATCAACAATGTATTCTGGCGCAATATTGGAAGCGCTTCACTGACAAGTACTACACAATTGACAGTTGCACCCAGTCAACATGATGGTTTTCAATATCCTGATATCGTTTTCCGTAAAAATGTCACCGGCGCTGTTGATACAGTGACCTTCACCAAATTCGCACAATCCAATACACAAACTCTGACTGGGGACATAACACCAGAATTTTATCTGAATCATACTTGCAGTGGTGCCGGCAGCGGGGAATTACAAAAATGCTATCAGTTTCCCATATCCTTGCATTTGGACACCTTAAACGCCGTTACCTATACAGTGACCATTCAGGCGCAAAATGCTGGTGGGACATCAACTGGTGAAAATGTTATCGAATTGCTAATATTCCAAGACACAGGAACCGGAACTACAGCGCCGGTACCTTTCCCAATAACGTCTATAACATTGAACCCGGCATGGACGAAATATGAGTTTACCGGCGTATTCCCCGGAACATCAGGTCTGACACTCGGAAACGGTGGTGATGACGCATACTATTTGCAAGTACAAGTACCTCTCAATTCAACGTGCAACATCAATTTTACAAAACCATCGATTTATCTGACAACGGATATACCGACAAACAGTTTTGCAACCTATGATGAAATAGACGCAATCATAAATAGCCCACGTACAGGTGATATCAGGACGTCATTGAATTCATTCCAGCCATATGGTTGGGTACATATGAATAACGGTACTATTGGCAGCGCAAGCTCAAATGGTACAGCACGTGCCAATCAGGATACCTGGCAATTATTCAATTTGATATGGACATTATTTTCTGCGTATAACCATACAACAACGAACGTTCTAGCCCAAATGGTAACCAGTGGTGGTGCTAACGTGGCCTATGGTGCCTCAGCAATAGCAGACTTTACTGCTAACAAGGCTATTACTCTAAGCCAAACAATGGGGCGCGTCTTACTGGGAACGGTTCCATCCTTTGATCAGCAGTTAACTTCATTTTCGACTGTGATCACGGGTAGTAACAGCGGTGGTAACTTATTAATCACGACTTCAAATAATGTGGTTTTCTACAATGGAATGCCTATTTATTTCATTCAGAATACAGGCACACTTCCGTCAAACTTGGCACTGAACACTGTTTATTATGTCTCTGGGTTTAACGGAACCAATACATTTAACGTTTCCACGACCTATGCGAACGCAATAAATTCTGTAGTTCTTGCCTTCACAACGACAGGAACACCGACAAATAGCGTTGTCTCATCGTTACCCAATATGACAACTGGTGAGTACTCACATACACAGTTACCCGGTGAATTGGCAACCCACACCCATACCATAGCAAATGCTCCGAACTCCTTTTTCTCCAATACGGGTGGTGCTGGACTCAATGCCGGGGCAACAGCAAATACAGCAGTTGCAATCACGCTCAATACTGCGGGTTCAAGCGTGCCATTCAATATTGTGCAACCAGCAATATATATGAACATGTTCATGAAATTATAAGAGGAAAAATTATGACTTCACAAGTTTTGAATTTCGGCAGAGATGTACAGGGATATAATGCCTATGCGCCCAAAGACTCAGGCAATAAATTCAGTGCAACGCTTGCGGCAGGTGGTGCCAGTTCAATCACGGTTCCCAGAAATTATCCGATATGGATTGTGGCATTTTCGCCGCAGCCTGGTACTGACGTGTGGGTTGATTTTACCGGGGCAACAGCAGCAATACCGGTTGGGGCTACATTTGCCAGCACAACATCCTCATTAAATCCAGGTCAAAGGACAGTGCTTGCAGGTACTACAATCAGTGTCATTACAAATAGTACGACAGCGGATGTCGGCATTGAGTTATGGCCAACAGGTGAAGCATAATGAGCGAAAAGGATTCGTATTGTCACGGGTTTAAACTGGATAAGCCCATAAGAATGGCAACGGATAATATTTTCGGTGCCATACCGAATGGCAACTACAGCCCGAATCCACCACCTATTGCTGACTTCTTTTTACTTTTGGATGGGACAAACTTTTTGCTTTTGGACGGAACCGACTTTTTATTATTGTCATAATTGAAACAGCTATGAATAAGGATATTCATAATGTCAAAGAATCTACAACAGGTATTTGTTGCTAATCCGATTACAACAAATCAAAGCACCGATTTGATGTATTTCGCCCGGTCACCCTACGGAGCAACAGATGATACAGGGATGACCTATGCGAATTTTGCACTCCAATTTGGTGCGCCATATACCGCCGCAGCATTGACAAAAACCGATGATACGAACGTAACTGTTACACTCGGTGGTACACCAGCAACCGCTCTCTTGCGTGCTACATCCTTGACATTAGGATGGACAGGAACGCTTGCCGTTGGCCGCGGTGGACTTGGAATCGCTACCACACCAACCAACGGCCAAATACCTATCGGTAACGGAACCAACTATACGGCTGCCGCAATCACTCAAGGTACGGGTATCACTGTAACCAATGGTGCCGGCACAATAACGATTGCATCCACTGGCGTGGGTTCTACGGTCTGGAATGACGTTTCCGGTACTACCCAAGCCGCCGCAGTTAATAATGGATACATAATTTCAAACGCATCTCAAACAACGGTTACATTGCCCGCAACGGCTGCAGTTGGTAGTACTTTCGCTGTGGCAGGAAAAGGGGCAGCAGGATGGATCCTGCAAGCAAATACGGGACAGGTTATCCATTACGGAAGTTCCGCAACAACCTCAGCCGGATCTTTAACATCAACAAACCAATGGGATTCTGTAACGATTGTCTGCGTTACAGCCAATACAACATTTGCCGTCATAGCATCACAGGGAATATTGACGGTAGCTTAAGGAGTGAACAATGGCTACAAATAACAGTGTTAATACCGGATTAGCAGGTGCCAGCGGTACAGGTGCTTTTGCGGGTAATGTATCACCAAGTTTCACAACGCCAGCACTTGGAACACCAACGGCAGGTGTATTATCCAGTTGTACAGGATATGCACAAAGCGCATTGACTGGATTGGGAACCGGTGTTTCAACATTTCTTGGTACACCATCCAGTGCTAACTTAGCCGCAGCCGTTACCGATGAGACTGGAAGTGGCGCGCTTGTATTTGCCAATACGCCAACCCTTGTAACCCCGGTTTTAGGGGCAGCATCAGCAACAAGTGTTACTTTTAGCACTACCACAGGAATAGTTGGTACAACCACAAATAATAATGCCGCAGCGGGTAGCGTAGGTGAATATATAAGTTCATCGGTTGATTCTGGAACCCCTGTATCAGCAACAAGTGGTGCAGCATTCAATGTTACATCTATTTCATTAACTGCCGGTGACTGGGATGTATGGGGAACTGTAGGAAGTGTGCCAAATGCCGCCACAACTACCACCAATATGTTTTGCTGGATTAGTACGACATCGGCTTCATTTACAGGCCCACCAAATTCGGGCGGTGCAAATACATGGCAATTACCTGTAGCAGCCGGCGTAGGTTTGTATTTAACAATGCCACATTTCAGGGTTCCTTTAGGCTCAACTACTACAGTTTATTTAAGCGCATTAATTACATTCGCCGTTAATACAAATGCGGGATATGGTTTTATTGGTGCTCGAAGAAGACGTTAATAAATAATTTTCAAAAGGATTTAAAATGGCAACTACAGAAGAGATGTTCACATCATTGCCGACAGTATCAAGCGCACAATTGACGGATATTATTTGCGCAGTACAGGGATATGTTAGCCCCTCTGTACTGGGATTGTCGGTACAGGAACCATTGCAGCAGATTTACAATTTATTTCAAGCTAATATTATTTTGTTCAATTCTGGAAATCCGAATGGATTTGTTGCCGGCACGACCTATCAGTTTTGCTGGGATACGCTCGATCAGGATTTATTTATCTGCACTACCTCAGGAACAGCTTTAACAGCTGTATGGACTAACATTAATTCAGGAAGTGACATATTCCAGTGGACAAATGTTACAGGCACAAGCTTGGTCATGTCACAGAATAATGGATATGTAGCTAATAATGCGGGGCTTGTGACTTTAACATTACCAGCAGGATCAGCATTTGGTACAAACATTTCCATTGTTGGAACCGGTGCTGGGGGATGGTTTATTGCTCAGTCAGCGGGTCAACAAATACATATTGGAAGTGTTTCTACGACATCAGGTGCTACAGGTTCAGTTGCATCAACTAATCAATATGATTCAATCAATCTTGTATGTACAGTAGCAAATACAACATGGGTGGCACGTGGTGGCCCACAGGGTATTTTGACAATCGCATGATTCAATTGGAACTACCATGGCCGCCTAGTATCAACCATTACTGGCGGCACACCAAAACAGGGCATTACATCAGCAAAGAAGGGAAAGCCTATCGTGAAATGGTTTTTTTCCATTGTCTTAAATCCAGAGATAAATTCAAGAAGGAGGACAGACTCTCAATCCATATCCAGGCATTCCCTCCGGATAAAAGAAAGCGTGACCTTGATAATGTGCTTAAGAGCCTCCTGGATGCGCTCCAGGAAGCAAGGGTATATCATGATGACAGTCAGATAGATCATATCTCTATCACGCGTAATTTCTCTAAGGACGGTAAGGTAAAAATCCTCATCAACGCTATGAGCTAGAACGGGCAATCATCGTCGTCAAATGCTTCAACCTCTTTAACCTCTTTTTTCGGAGCACTTTCAGCTTTGACTTTGGGAATGAACTTGATGTCATTGGCGCTAATTGAATAAATGTATTGGCCGGCACGTTCTCCGCTTTTAATCTCTTTATTCTGAATTTCACCAGTTACATAGATTAAGTCCCCTACGTGGACATATTTGGCAGCAACATCAGCAAGCTTGCTAAAGCAATTGACCTGGTGCCAAGTGGTCATTTCCTGTGGGGTACCTGACGCATCCTTGTATTTCTTGCTGGTAGCAAGTGAAAGAACGGTAACATTCACCCCGCTCTTTGTGGTTTTGCTGTCCTTTTTACCTACACGACCCAATAATGTCCCTACGTTAATCATTAATTACCCCTTTCATTATCACCAGAAATATTAAGAACCTTTTTAAGCTTTTCAGTTTGATTCGATCCTTCAATCACGACGCCGCTTTCTTCTGAGCCCATGAAATTCATATCGAAGTCCTCAGATGCCGATGCCTTCATATCCTGAACGCCAATCTCTTGCTGTTCATCCAGGCTCACCGCTTTTTGCATTTCCACACTACAAGGCAGCCATTTGAAAAGTCGCCTTAAAACGGTCTTTTTAGCCATTTCCTCAAAGTGTGTAACCCATGGGCCGTTATCTTTGGACTTGGATGAATTACGGATATTATCAACCTCAGACTTGCTCATCACATCAAACTGGTGGCCGCCATCCTTCAAGAGAGCTACCGCATAAACCGCTATCAGGTTGCCCCGGTCATTCAGGGATGGTTTGTGTTTGATGTCTTCTTTCAAACCGAACTCATAGCTGAACTCATCATTCTCATAAACCGAGCGAGCAACCAGTGACACAATCTGTCCAGACCTACGCGCTAAGTCCAGAAATCCACGATAGCCTGGCATGAAGGTACATTCGTAAACACCTGTCTTATAGTTCTTAAAAGGTATTAAATAGCAGGAACCCATGATACCTGGTTCAAGACCAAGCTGGGATGCTTGCATAATCGATGCTATAAAGCTCATCGGGTCACATTGTTGAAGCATTGGGTTCTTTCGAAGTTCAGTCAGTGCGATACGTGTCATACGTTCCGTGGTCAAATGCTTTGGTAAACAGCGAGCTATTTCAGGTTTCATCTTATCAAGCATGCTGGCAACGGTTTGTTGCTTCTTTACTGGCATCTTGTCTTTTGTGTCTTCTATTACAGCACTCATTCTAATTCCCCTCTTGCAAACTCAATACCATCAACAAATGATTGTCCAGCTATGGTTGCCTCCTTTTGAGAGGCATATTCATCAAGACAAGTTAAAAAGTCGCTGTTAGCATAAATTTCAGCAGTCCATATTTCATTGACTTCCCAGACCTTAAAATAAAAATTTATCATGATTCACCTAAAAGTTTTTTTCGTTCCATTTTGAAATCTTCGAGCTGTCTGTTTGAGGATTCAAAATAATGATCCCATCTTCCTTCATTATAAATATTCAAAATGTATTTTTTCAAACACTTGGTGGTTTCTTCCATGGTAAATTTAAAATCAAAAAGGTTTTGTATTGCTGATTCAAATTTTTCCGAATTCAAGAATTCATCTACTGATATTTTAGTCATTAGTTCATCCCTTTCAACAGAAACGTACGTGACCCGCGTTTGTTAGCCTTCCATGATACGATAGGTTTACCGCTTTCATCGGTGAGACACTCAGCATCTTTCATAAATTGCATGATGTTAAACTTGTACTTGTCCTCAACCTCACTCAATTGTTTTATTTTAAATCTAGTATCAAACAGCGTTGCTAATTGTGCTTTCACTTTTTCATCAACTGTTAAGGTCTTTTCAGGATCATGTTTCGGGAACATCAAACGCAAGTCAACCTGATTAATGGGTTGTGGTGGAGTACGAGTTTGTACGCATTCCCAGAACTTACGGGCAGCTTCAATGACAAATGCTTCCAGTTCAGCATCACGGGTATATTTGAATTCACGATAATCAAAGCCACCTATGAGTACAGCAATGTAGGCACAGTCTGCGTTCATAACTGCGCAGTAATGGGCTACCTGGACAAGATACGGCATAGGTATGACATCTGAACCATCTTCGCCCCATTGGTGCGCCATAAAAGAATTTGAGCACTTTACTTCCAGTACTGCCTTAAGAGATGGAATATAGCCGTCAACATTACCACGTAGAAAATCGTAAACAGGATGAACAACGGCATCGGGCGTTTCAACCGTAACATTATTTCGTTTAGCAAATTCATCACGAACAATCCCTTCTAGTTGGTGTCCCCAGTATTGCAACGGTGTTTCTTCGTAATCAGATTCAACTTCACCAATCTTTTCAAGATAAAGCTGATACGGGGTTTTGTAGCTGGATAAACCAAGTATGATTGGCATGTCACTTCCACCAATACCGAGTTTTCGTTCTATTAATTGTTGTTCAGTAAGCATTGCGTTCTCCGCGTTTATAAAAATATAGATATGCACAAAAAAACGATTCCATGTTCATATTTAGCCTTCAATTCATTTAAAGGATTGACACATTATGCGCAATCGATTATAGTTTGTCAATCAAATTCTGCAAAAAGAGGTAAAACATGAAGTTCTCAGATGTAATGGCATTTTATGACTATAAAATGATTAATATTGCTAAAGATTTAAAGGTTTCAAGGGACACGGTAAAGGCATGGAAAGAAAATGATGCGATTCCATTTAAGATGCAATGTGTGCTGGAAGTCACGAGCAATGGAAGACTTAAAGCTGTTAAGGATAATTGAAATGGCAAAATATTTGTGCGTTATGTGTGGTTGTGAGTTCAGGCGAGAAAAGCAGTCGATATCTCATATGAATCTATTTCATGATCATGTCGTTATAAAAAAGAAGCTCAGAGGAAGGATTGCTGATTTCCTTCTTTATTTTTTATCAGACGGTGGTGTATTAAAACTTTTCAGGCTTGGTGGATTGATAATAATTTGGCATGTCATTCGTAATCACTTTCCCGAAATTGAATGGAGCGATATGGAAATTATATTGATTGGTATATCGATTGGAATGATAGCTTAACAAATTAAGGATAGGGAATGTCTGACGAAATAAAAATCATGCTGGATAATGAATCGCTAGCAAAATTACTCCGATCTAATCTTTCCTGTCACACGGGAAAGACCCTCACTCAAGATACGTTAAATGAGATCACTAGGCAAATAATTGAATCTATTGAGTATTTTTTGAATAAATCGGATGGTTTAGTTAATTTGTAATATATCAATTTGAAAAATATCAGGTTAATATAATCAGGAAGTTTTAGAGGCTTCCTGCCTCTTACAGCTTCTACAAATGCATTGTTTGAATACCGACGACCAAGTTAGTTACTCAAACATTAATAATAATAATAAACACTCAGGGCTTTGGCTTACCTGAATGTTGCTGGGCTTTTTTGTCATCCATAAAGCTCAACAAACTACGGACGAATTATATCATGATAAATCAATTCAATTCAAACATTGCTGTCAAATTCAACATTAATACCGCTATATTTGTTCAAGAACTCGCCCAGTGGACATTTTATAACCTTGTTAATAAACATAATATCCATGATGGTTTATGTTGGTCTTTTAATTCGCTTGAAGCTTATACAGAAATATTTCCTTATTGGACACGCCGGCAACTTGAAACAGTGATTAATAATGCAATAAAAGATGGATTGGTGGCAAAAGGTAATTATAACAAACATAAATATGACAGAACCTGTTGGTATGCTCTTACCTATGAAGCTTTGTCATATTTCCCTGAATTGACCAAAGAGACATACTTAATAACCCTTTCGCAGTCCATTTCACAAAATGGGGAACTGTACGACAAAAATCTGACTCATGACGAAAACGCGTATCACCATTTCACAAAACTGTGTGAGGCTTTTCACAGAACTGTGACAGCTATACCATCTACTTTTAACTCATCTAATGTTTTATCTAATAAAAAGACATTAGATAAAACCCCATCAGGAGACGGTGATGCCGGCAACCCTGATATTCAACCAAAGCTTGATTCTAAAAAGTCCCTTGATTTACAAGATCTGATTTCGGACAATCCTCACGATATTCCAAAACCCATGCTTGAAGATTGGGTAATTATCAGGAAGGGCAAGAAAGCAAAGATAACCAGAACAGCATGGTTAAAAGTGAACAAAACTCTCTCAGAGATTGAAAAGGCATATAAAATTAAGCCGATAGAGTCTTTCGAAAGGATGGTTGCCAATTGTTGGCTATCACTGGAAACAAAGTATTTCAAGGATGAATCAAAAAGCAACGGATCGCATAACTCAATAAAACCCTCACTGTAAGGATTTGTTATGTTAGCAAAAGATTTAGCTTTGAAACTTTCGGAACATGCAGAAGATATAGCCATGAATTTGTTTCCCAACGGAAAAAGGGTAGGAAGCGAATGGTGTGTCGGCTCGGTTCATGGTGAAGCCGGTCAGTCCCTTAAAATCCATCTATTTGGAAATAAAGCTGGTATATGGAGTGATTTTGCAATTGGTGCCAGCGGTGATTTGCTGGACTTATGGGCTTTGAAAGGAAATGTATCGATTTCCAAGGCAATGAGTGAAGTTGCAAATTATTTTAATATCTCAGGAATAAAAGCTAATTATGGTAATAGCAAAAAGACATTCGTAAAACCTCCAAGGATTGCGTATGCGGAGACAAAATCAAAAAGCGCTACTTACACATACCTTAATGTGAAAAGATGCCTTGATGAGGCTGTAATTGCGAAATATGAGGTTCCTCACGATGATTCAGAGATAGTTTTTAATTATATTCGTGAAAATGAGCTAATATTTGTAAAAAAAATGAAAGTAGAAAGGAAAAACGGGATAAAGCAGATGTATGTGTCAGCAAACTGTGAACCCTGTCTTTTCGGATGGAACGTAATTCCAAAGACAGCAAGAAAGGTGGTCATATGTGAAGGCGAAATTGATGCCATGTCCTTTTGCCAATACGGAATCCCTGCGCTATCAGTACCGTTCGGTGGTGGTTCAGGTGATAAGCAGAAATGGATTGAATATGAGTTTGACCGCTTAAATCGTTTCGATGAAATCTATGTATGTATGGACAATGATGATGCTGGAATGGCAGGTGCGAAGGAAATCATTGACCGCTTAGGAGCGCATAGGTGCCGGCTGGTTGAGCTTCCGATGAAAGATGCAAACGAATGCCTGGTAAACGGAATCAGCGCTGATGATATGCAATATTACTTGGATAACGCAAAGACCCTTGACCCAGAGGAATTGCGCCGCCCGATTGAATTCACGCAGAGTTCCTATGAAATCATTCATCCGGTTCCGGGGAAGTTTTTAGGCTATGTCATTGGTTGGGATAAGTTCAAGGAAAATATCCTTTTCAGACCCTCAGGTTTGTCAGTCTGGACTGGATACAATGGCCACGGCAAAACGCTGTTTTTAAGTCATGTCATGCTCAATATGATAGCTCAGGGTGCCAGAGTTTGTATTGCCAGCATGGAGTTATTTCCAGAAGAATTAATGGCCAGAATGTACTTGCAAGCCACAG